GACCATGAAGGACTTCTGGGACAAGGACGAAAAGATTGCCGCGTGCGCAATTGCGCGTGACTTGGCTCCGTACATTCATCCGAAGTTGACCGCGATTCAACAACAGATCGTCACGACTGAAACTGACAAGGTCGCCGACCAGCGCGTGTTCGACAAGCTGCTTGACGCGCTAGAGATTGGTGTGTCGATGCGTAATGAGATGGCGAATGGGCGCACGTCTGGTAAGGTCATCGCGCAACAAACCACGTTCGTTGAGGAAGACTGCGAGGAATGAACTCGGTAGCCGTCGATCCAGCGATCATTGCGGCGGCACGCGAGAACTTCCCACTGCTCGACGCGCCGAGCCAAGCCGCGCTCGAACGGCGCATGTCTTGGCTCAAGACTGCCAAGCCGCATCAACTCCCGCCGAAAGAGATCTGGTGGAGCATCTGGTTGCTCCTCGCAGGGCGTGGCGCCGGGAAGACGCGCAGTGCAGCGGAGTGGATCTGGTGGGCAGCGTGGCGTGCGCCGCAGACGCGGTGGCTTGTGAGCGCCCCGACCTCAGCCGACGTGCGCGACGTGTGCTTTGAAGGTGATTCAGGCCTGATGAATGTAGTCCCTGCCGAGATCGTGCAGGATTATAAAAGCTCGCTGCACGAGATCACACTCATCAACGGATCGATAATCAAGGGTATACCCGCGTCCGAGCCGGGCAGGTTCCGAGGTCCGCAGTTTCACGGCGGGTGGCTGGACGAACTCGCCGCTTGGGACTACCTCGACGATGCGTGGGACATGATTCAGTTCGGCATGCGGCTCGGTAAGCACCCACTACTGCTTTGCACGTCGACGCCGCGTCCCAAGCCCAAGATCATGGAGTTGGTTGAGCGTGACGGGCAGGACGTGGCGTACACGATTGCGTCAACGTACGACAACAAAGACAATCTGGCTCCGAAGTTCATGGAGCAGATCCTGCAGTACGAAGGCACTAAGATTGGTCGCCAAGAGATCTATGCTGAGATCATCGACCCAGAAGAGTCGGGCGTAATCAAACGCACGTGGTTCAAGCTCTGGGACGCCGAGACGCCATTGCCGAAGTTCGAGTACGTGGTGCAGTCATACGACTGCGCAACTTCGGACAAGACCAAGAACGACCCGACTGCGTGCGTGGTGCTGGGAGTGTTCCGACCCAACGAGGATGCGCCGATGTGCGCCATGCTCATTGACTGTTGGGAGAAGCACATGCAGTATCCCGACCTGCGCCCCCATGTGACCGAAGAGGCCACGGTGATCTATGGCGACGTGAATGAGTTTGGCGTCGGTAAGAAAGTCGATCTGATCCTGATCGAGGACAAGTCTGCAGGAATCTCGCTGATTCAGGACTTGCAGCGCACCGGGCTGAATGTGCGTGCGTACAATCCAGGCGGTGCTGACAAGATGCAGCGTCTGAACATTGTCTCGCCTATAATTCAGCGCGGATTGGTTTACATCCCCGAGTCGATGCATCGTCCTGGGTTCGCTCGTGACTGGGCCGACCCGCTCATCGGGCAGATCTGTGCATTCCCCGAAGTGCGCCACGATGACTTGGTCGACGCAATGACGCAAGCTCTGAGGGTGCTGCGCGACATGGGCTTTTTGATCGTCGACACCCCGCAGTACGACGATGACGATTGGGCTGACGAAACAAAACCACGACGCGTGAATCCCTACGCAACTTAGCATGCAGATCTTCACACCTCAACAATGCGCAGAGCTGGTCACTGCGTTCGATGCGCACGAGCACAAGACTGCTGAAGGCGACCTGAAGAACGATCCGTACTACCGCAACAGCTTCGGTGTGTACCAGCTGCCTGAGTCGCTCAAGCACGCGGAGCACGTGACGCGCATCGTTAAGCAAGTTCACCCCAACATCAAGTTCGACAGCGTGTACACGCGGTCGTACCACAATGGGAGCTATCTGCTGGTGCACACGGATCGTCCCGATCTGGACCTCACATTGAGTGTGTGCCTTGAGAACAAGCGTGGCTTCCTGTGGGATCTGAAGATCAGCAACGTGCCATGGGTGGGTGATTGGAAGAACGGCATCGACCACACGCCGTGGACGGGCAGCTACAGCACGACGCACTTGGGCATCGGTCAAGGCGGGTTGTGCGAAGGAAGAAAATACCCGCATTGGCGCGATACTTTGGTTTGCGCGCCTGACGAGCGGGTCGTGTATGCGTTCTATCATTGGTCGTTTACCGAGCCTGTCGAGCAGTCCGAGCCATTCACTCGCGAGCAACTCGCGATGGATGTGCTGGCGCGGTTGCTCGTTGACACGTCCTTCGCAGTGGCTGACAAACTACTCGACCGATTGAAAAATGGCTGATCCTAGCAAACTCAAAGGCATACTCGGACTTTTCAGCAAGAGCGCACCAGCTGAAGAAGCGGTGAACCTGTCGCGCCGTGGCGTGCTCGGGTTGCCTCGCCAGTCGAGCGTGATGCTGCCAGCTCAGGCCGAGACGCACCTGCCAGCTGTGGTGGCGCCAGCCGAGTCGCCTCCCGTCATCGGCGCGATCGAGCAAGTGATTGCTGAGAAGATGGCTAAGCCCACGACGCGTCGCGAGTTTTTGGGCGAAGGAGTCAAGGCGACAGCATCAGCTGCATTGCGCCGCACTTTGCCCGGTGCACTCAAACAAGCCACCAAACAACTCACCAAGCCTGTCATTGACGAGGCAGCGGCGGCCAGCAAGATCGCTGACTACGTCAGTTCAATTTATAACAATGAGCGTAACGCAGCAGAAGCTTACAAAATTCTTTCCAACTGGGAACGCAGGATGGAAAATTTTGACCTGCTTAATCCCATTGACACGTCTATCGAAATGCTTGATCCTGAATATGCAACCGCTGTTTGGGCTGAGCTAATCAATCTTGAATCCAGACGCGGTGCCGAAGCAGCGCGTGCGATTGGTCTCGATCCGCAGACCATTGCAAGAGAGACGGGCTTGCCAGCCAGCATGGTCAAAAAGATGGTGGGAAGTGGGCAGAAACTTCTCGACGAGCTGTCAGACACAGCAGGTACCGAACTCCGGATACAGGAAATCCTCGAAGATGGTCGTGGCAGGGAAGCTGCAAGATCTTCTTCATATGTCGATTTGTTTGAAGATGAACCGTTTGTAAATGAAAGCCTGCAAAGGGCGATGAAAGAACTCGGTCCAGACGCCGACCCGAATGACGTCATTGCGAGGTCGCACGACATTCTGTTCGATCGATTCAAAGAAATGGAGCGAGGACCAAGCGACAATCTTTTCTTAGGTGAATTGCGTAAACGCATAGTTCCTGACGAAATGCTCGACGACGTTTGGCGGCAAGCGGGTGACGAATACAATACTCCCGAGCTGATAACTGATGCACTGAAAAACATTAACACGCCAAAAATCAAAATTGATAGTAATCCGTACTCGAGTGTTTCTTTGAAACAGAATGCCTCGCAAGCACTTAGTTGGCTTAACAATCTTGAGAATCCATATTTTAAAAAAGCGTATTCTGAATTAGGTCCGCAAACTTTCATGCAGCATCGGTTTGCAAACACTAATCGTGATTTCACCAAAGCTCTTTCCGAACAAGTTAGCAAACGGTTTGATGAGATCAAATCATCGAACCCCAACATGCCTGACAACATGCAGTTCGAATTGCTGCGTTCTGAGTTGAACTTTCCCGCTGAACTTTTGAATGTTGCACTTGATAGAGTTCCAAGGTGGCCTGGAGTAGATCACACCATTTCGTCGAGAGGAAAGGCATACGACCTGATCGACAGTCTTAAAAATGAAATGCCAGAAACCGACCCACAAACAATTGTGGACGAGCTTTTCAAACGGCACGGCGAGGCTTATAAAGACAAGTGGATAGAGGACATTGCAAAATACTCAGATTTTGCAAAGTCTAAAAATGAATTGCCATTTTCTCCTGAAGACAAAATGAAAGTGATGACCACTTACTCAGGTTTGCCAGCTGAGTTTATACAAAGCATTTTGAAGTTGACTCCAGAATGAAAGAGCAAACCAACCCGTTCTTCGA